ACTTCTGGGGGGGTAAGTGAAGGCGACCCCTGCGAATTAGCAATTAAGCGTACTTCAACTTTCAGCAGGAAAAAGATATTAATGACAAGTACACCAACAACAAAAGATTTTAGTCGGGTTGAAAATGAATATTTAGCTTCTGATATGCGGAAATATTGGGTTAAAGCTCCTTGTTGTGGAAAATATCAAACTCTTGTTTGGTCGCAAATGAAATGGGAAAACCGCGATGCAAGTACGGCTCAATATGAATGTTCACATTGCGGGGAAAGATTCGACGAATCACATAAAACCTCAATGCTTAGACAAGGGGAATGGAGGGCAGAAAAACCAATGACAAGAAAAACAGCAGGGTTTCAAATGAGTTCTTTATATAGTCCGGCGGGGTGGCTAAGTTGGCCCGAAATTGTCGAGGAATTTTTAAGGTCTAAGGATGATGCTCCTTTGTTTAAAACGTGGGTTAATACCCGAATGGCTGAAACCTTTGACGAGTCTTACCAATCGCAATTATCAGCGGAAGAGATGTTAGAGAAGTGCGAAAAATATTTACCCGGAACAATACCGGAAGATGTTGTTTGTTTGGTTCAAGGGGTTGACGTGCAAGGTGGCGGAGGAACAAAAGACGAACGAATAGAAGTTTCAACTTGGGGTATTGCGCCAGAGGAGCATATGTATTTGATACAGCATGACGTTATTTATGGCGATCCAAATCAAGGGACGGTTTGGGATGGTGTCGATATTCTTTTGACTTCTGAATGGGAACACCCAAACGGCGGTAGATTAAAAGTTGAATGTTGCGCGATAGATACCGGCGGATTGGCGACGAACTCGGTATATAACTATTGCAGGGCTAGAAAAGGTTCAGGTGTTATAGGAATTAAGGGTAGTAGTCAATCAGGGCAACCAGCAATCGGGCGCGGTTCTAGGGTTGATTTGAACTATAAAGGTAGACCAATTAAAGGCGGTGTTGTTGTTTATTCGGTAGGAACTGACACTATCAAAGACGTGTTGTATAGTAGACTTAAGTTCAATAATAAATTACATTTTCACGCGCAAACTACGGAAGAATATTTTAAACAATTTACGGGAGAAAAAAAGGTATTAAAGAAAAGCGGTAGGGGCACCCAATATGTCCAAAAGAAAAATCAGAATGTTGAGGCGTTAGATTGTGCCGTTTACGCCTATTCTGCGCTAAATCATCTTTATCAACGCTATCCAAGGTCTAAATTCTTCCAAATTTTCACTAATAAGCTCTTAAATCCAACTAATTCAAGTGGCAAAAAGACGCTAAACTTACGAAATAGTGCTACGCCTACGAAGGGTTATGTCAACCAATGGTGATTTCAAATGATTCCTAGTCTTTTTAGAGCTGGCGATACTGTCCGCTGGCGTATTCCATCCGGTGTTAATTGGCTTAATGAAAGCGTTACTAATGCCGATTACACATGTACGGCGTATTTAAGGTTTAACGCTTCCGGGGAAGCAAAAGCAATTGTTGGAACGGATTACACCGATGGTTGGGAGTTCGTTATTCCACAGGCTTCTAGCTCAACAATGGATGCCGGGACATGGTATTACCAAATAAGGGCGGTTAAATCAGGTGATGAAGTAACTCTTTATGAGGGACAAGTCGAAGTAAAAGCGCAATTAACCTATACAGGCACACCCGGCGCATTTGATGGAAGAACACAAGCGCAAATAGATTTAGATAACGTAACCGCTGCTATTCGTTCAATAATTTCTGATAAAGCAAAAGAATATTCAATTGGCGGGCGCACATTTAAAAGAATAGATTTACCAGAATTAAGAGCAAGAGAAAGTCAACTAAAAGCCGAAGTCGTCAGAGAACGCAAAGCCAACATGATCGCTAATGGTCTTGGTAATCCTCATTCACTATTTGTCAGGTTTTAAATCATGGGTCTTGTAAATGCTTGGAAAGGATTGTTCACCTCAGAACCACCAAACCCAACGGTGTTACCTAGAAGAAGGCGAGGTTACGATGCTGCAACTTCTAGCCGTCTTACTTCTAATTGGTCTGTTAGTAACTCTTCGGCTGATGCTGCTTTAAAAGGTGCCATTGCTCCCCTTAGATATAAGTCGAGGGACTTAGTAAGAAATAGTCCGTTTGCTCGTCAGGCAGTAAGAGCGATAGAAAGTAACACGATTGGAGCGCACGGAATAAAACTACAGGCGCAAGTGAGACAACAACGGGGTAAACGCCTCGACACAAAAATTAATAATCAAATTGAACAGGCTTGGAGCAATTGGAAAAGATACGATTCTTGCCATACCGCAGGGCGTTTATGCTTTACCGATATTGAAAAAGTAATTGTCCGTTCGTTGGTTACTGATGGTGAAATATTTGTTCGATTTGTGAGGAAACCTTTCGGACGTTCCAAGATTCCTTTTGCTTTAGAGCTATTAGAAGCCGATCAATTAGATAGTGAATATACAGGCCGCAGTTCTAAGAAAAAGAACACTTGGCGAATGGGAATAGAACAGAATGAGTTTGGCCGCGCCGTTCAATATGCGTTCTTAAAGAAACACCCCGGCGACACCCCCTTTGGTACTCCTGTTGGACAACGGGAACACATGCTCGTATCAGCTAGCGAAATTTGCCATATTTTTGTCAGTAATAGGCCCAGCCAGTCAAGAGGGGAACCCTGGCTTAGTTCTTCAATATTGTCGTTGCATCATTTAGCAGGTTTTCAAGAGGCGTCGGTTATTAGAGCAAGGGCGGCAAGTTCGTTAATGGGATTTATTACCAGCCCCGAAGGTGAACTTGACCAAGGCGGCGAAGTTTACGACAACGAAAGAGTTTCACAATTTGAACCCGGCAAGTTTAGTTACCTTCAAGCTGGCGAATCCGTGACGGTTCCAGATTTTGATTCACCAAATAGCGAGTTTCCTGAATTTATGAGTGCAATGCTTAGAAGTGTTGCGTCAGGGTGTGGTATTTCGTACGAGTCAGTCAGTAAAGATTTCAGTAAAACTAATTACAGTTCTTCCCGTTTATCTCTTTTAGAAGATCGTAATCATTACCGTTCACTGCAAACTTACCTAATAGAAAATTTCCACAGTCGGGTTTTTGACGCATGGTTAGAAATGGCAACCTTAAGCGGGGCTTTGGTTTTACCGTCATACGACACAGAACCGGAGCGATATAGAAAGGTGCGTTGGATTCCTCGCGGTTGGGATTGGATCGACCCTCAAAAAGAAATTGCCGCAAATAAAGAGGCAGTTCGTGCAGGCTTTAAAACGATGGCAGATGTAATTTCAAGTCAAGGGGGAGATTTAGAGGAACTACTTCCAGCGAGAAAAGCAGAGATGGACGCAGCCGCCCAATTGAACCTCGTATTTGACACTGATATGTCTACGTATCAAAAAGACAGTAAGATAAGCGGAAATAGTAACAATCAATCCGATGACAAAGAAGAAACGTGATTTAGAAACACTTGAATTAAGGGCTGAACCTAAATCAGTTAAATTCAAAATTGATGAAGAAACTCGCACAGTTGAATTTCCTTTTAGTAGTGAAAAGCCTGTAAATCGTGGACATCTTGGAGACGAAATATTAGACCATGAGGCAAGGTCAGTTGATTTGACAAGATTATTAGATGCTGCCCCTTTACTTTTTAACCATGACAGGGATAAACCAATAGGGGTAGTAGAAGATGCGTATTTAAAAAATAAGCGTGGTTATGTAAAAGTTCGTTTCTCTGATAATCCTTTTCCTAGTGAAGTATTTAATGATGTAAAAAGCGGTATATTGCGCGGAGTAAGTGTTGGTTATTCTGTAAATAAAACAGAGGAAGAGTCAGACACAGCTTATAGGGTTGTTGGCTGGCAGCCTATGGAGGTATCAATAACCCCGTTAGCCGCTGATCCATCCGTTGGTGTAGGAAGATCTAAAGACGTAAAAGAAGAGAAAGTAGAAACTAATATGCCTACTAAGCAAGAATCAAGTAATATGCAAGAACAGCGTGATAACGCCGTTGCGTCTTCTGACGCGCCACAAACTAGTAAACCTGAATCTAAAACTCAGATGACAAGCACACCCGATTTAAGCGTGGTGCGTGAGGAAGCCTCTAAAAAGGCGGCTTCTGAAGAGCGCAACCGTATTAGAGAAATTACAGCTTTATGTAGGAAGCATGAGCTAGGCGAGGAGGCAACAGAAAAATTCTGTGATGATCCTAAAGTTGATGGAAATCATGTTCGTAAGTTTATTTGCGACAAGTTAGGTCAAAAGCCCGTTGAAACAGTTTCACAAGTTGAGCCTACTGAACTAAGAAAAGAGGGTTACAGCATTGCCGCTGGTATTAAGGCAGTTCTTACAGGTGATTGGTCATCTAGAGAAGCTGGTTTAGTTCGTGAATTGTCTCAAGAAGTTGAGCGTTCAGGTGTTAAAAGATCTGCTGATCGTAGTTTCTTAATTCCTTATTCTGCGCTCACTAAACGAGCCACATACGTCACCAGTTCGGCAGCTACAGGAGGAAATGTAGTGGCCACTCAGCTCATGGCCGATGATTTTATAGAAGCGCTCCGGGCAAATACGATCACAGGCGGTTTAGGTATTCGTACACTTTCCGGCCTTGTTGGTGACGTCGCGATTCCTTCCAGATCTTCAACGGCTACTGGGTATTGGTTAAGTTCCGAAACCACGGCTATAACTCAGTCTGAGAGTCAGTTTGGACAAGTAACTTTGGCGCCAAAAAATTATGCGGCACTTTCTAAGTTCTCTAGACAAACACTTCTACAAGCAACACCCGGAATCGAAGAGCTTGTAAGACGTGACCTAACCGACACAATTAATGTTGGGATAGATGCCGCTGTTATCGCGGGGTCTGGCTCATCCGGCCAACCGACCGGCATAACAGGAACCGCTGGCATCGGCAGTGTCGCGATTGGCACGAATGGAGGGGCTATCACACTTGAAACCCTCATCAACCTAGAAGAGGAAGTTTTAGTTGATAACGCTGGCGGTGCATCAATGGCATACGCAACCAACCCTAAAGTTCTTTCTGAATTAAAGAAACTAAGAGCTGGTGGTTCTGCTGCTGGTGACGGTGCCTTCCTTTGGAATGTTGACCCTAGTGGCATTGGTCGTTCAGGCACACCCGGAGTAATCAACGGCTACCCAATAGGAGTATCAACAAACGTACCAAGCAACCTTACAAAAGGTTCAAGTTCTGGTGTTTGTTCTGCTGTTATTCTTGGCGACTGGTCACAAGTTGCTCTAGGTGTATGGGGCAATGGCCTAGAAATCGAAATCGGTACAGACTCAGATGACTTTAGTAAGGCGTTAACTTCAGTTCGCGCGATTACAACAATTGATGTCGCGGTAAGACAAGCCAGCGCCTTTGCTGCTTGTTTGGATGTTACGACTTAGTAGTTGCAGAGGGGGCTTTTGCCCCCTTTTCTTTATATTTTTCTACTAATGGAAGTATTAATTACACGATCAACCGCAGTCGGCGGTGTTCACCTAGAAGCGGGTGAAACTCACGACTTAAGCGATAAGGACGCAGTAA